CTTTTTTTTTCAAACCTTCCTGGGTTTGGGGCCTCGCGGCTTTGCCGTGGGGTCCTTTTTTTGTGGCCGAATGTCGGTGATCTTCATCCCGACGGCCGCGGCAATCAAGTTGTCGAGCTCGTTCATACACCGGCAATAACTCGGCAGTTCTTCCCGGCTGATGATGTCATCAGCGCAGATGATTTCAAGCTTTTCATAGGCCTGTTCCATCTTACCAAGCTGTATATGCAGGGTGATCGCCCCGCTGGCAACCCCGACGGTCTGAATATCGGGTAGGATGAGCTTCCCCGTCAGGGTACGCTCTGCTAAATATGCGTAGCCAATCTTATAATCGTCGTATACCTGCACGATGCGGGCTACGACGTCATCGTCGGGAGTGCTCCCGGCTTCGTAGCCCGCCAGGGTGCGCCGGGCTATGCCAATGCGTTCGGCCGCTTCCTCCTGGGTCAGCCCGGCCACATGGCGGGAATGAATGAGCCATTCTGTGAATTTGTCTCTCATGGTTTTCACCTCCTCATGAAATACAATAAGGTTAGAAGCGGATGACAAGTTGCTGGCCCGGTATTACCGTGCAATCCTTGTCCAGGTTGTTGTTCACCTGGATCTGATAGACCACTTCCCGGATGTCGAGCCCTTCGGCGTCGGCAATCGGACGGGCTACATCCCAGACGGTCTGGCCTTTTTCGACGCTGACGATCTGCACATCATCAGCCTGTACGCGTTCTCCCGTCATGCCCATGCCAGCGTAAAGCCCGATGCCGCAGGCCAGCACGGCCATGGCCAGGAAGCTCTTGGCTCCGAACAACGGGCCGCGCTTCGGGATGCGGCGGGTCGGTTCGTCGTAAATGCTCATGACTTTCATGGTTTCAACCTCCCTTCCAGATCGGCCAGCGTCACGCCGCAGTAGGCGGCGAACTGTGCCGGGTTGATGAAATAACAGAATTTCCGCGAACCGTCCATTTTCATTGCGAACCCGAACGGCAACAGCTTTCGCTGTAGCCCGATGCGAACGAACTGTTCGCTACGCTCTAAGACGCGTGCTGCTTCCTTTACGGTTACCTTCATTTTGTTGCCTCCTATATGTTATATTAAATCACGTTTAAAGGCGCAACAAGTCATCCGTTGTGACCTTGAATAGCTTAGACAATTTAATCAGTGTATCCACGCGAGGCTTATTTTCACCTCGTTCCCACTGCGCCACAGTAACTCTTTTAACGCCTAAATACTCGGCCAATTCGGCCTGGGTAAAACAGGCTTTTTCTCGCAGTTCTTTTATGCGGTTCATTTTTACACCTCCTTGTTGTTACATTAAATCACCTGTTGCCTATATTATACGTTATCTTAAATAACATGTCAAGGTGTTATTTGCCAATTTTGTTATTTAATATCACATCTATTTAAGTAATTTAAAATAACATATAATATAAAAGAGGTGATAAAAATGAACGCCGGGAATCGCTTAAAACAGCTAAGAGAAGAAAAAGGGCTTTCACAATCAGAAGTCGCGAAAATCATGGGAGTCGGTAGAACTACATATTTGAAATGGGAAAATGGGGAGAACCAGCCAACCAGGAAATTGGATCAGCTGTCCCAATTCTTTAACGTTTCTATTGATTACTTGTTGGGTAAATCCGATGTGAAAACTATCCCAAATAAGAATCACCATAGTAAAGGTGTAAAGATTCCCGTGCTGGGTCGCGTTGTGGCAGGCGTCCCCATTGACGCCGTACAGGAGATCCTCGATTATGAAGAGATTACTCCGGAAATGGCGGCCACCGGCGAATATTTTGCCCTCCAGGTCAAAGGCGCCTCAATGGAACCGACGCTCCGGGATGGTGACATCGTCATCGTCAAGAAACAGCCGACCGTCGATTCTGGTGATATCGCCATCGTCCTCGTCAACGGCAACGACGCCACGGTAAAAGAAATCAAGGAAAGCCCGGCCGGCATCACTCTTATCGGGCACAACGCGGCTATTTATACGCCGCAATTCTACTCAAACAAGGAAATACAGAACATGCCGGTACAGATCATCGGGAAAGTCGTCGAGATGCGTCGTAAATTTTGAGGTTAAAAATGGATAATGACAAAAATAATGAAGTAAAATGGTATCGAAAAAAATGGTTTATGTGGCTAATGCTCATTTGCTGTTGGCCTATCGGATTATTATTTCTTTATATGCATCGTTCAGAATATACTCGCAAAAAATTATTGCAAATTACAGCATTAACATTTTTTGTGTTTGTATTTTTACAGGTATGGAGCAAATTTAACCAGCCAGAAACGCAAAAGCAAGCCGTACCCGTACAAACAAAACAAACGGAACAGACACAACAAACAAAGTCGGATGCTAATAAAGACACAACTGGAGCTTTACCATCAAACAAAGCGACAACGAATAACGCTTCAACCCCCAAAGCCGCTCCTGTTGTCAGAGGCGGTACTACTGGCCCAAATGGCGAAACAATTAAAGGGAACATAAATAAAAAAGGCGAAAAAATATATCATATGCCTGGTAGTGCATCTTACAATAGAACTATCCCTGAAGCCTGGTTCTCAACACCCGAAGAAGCCGAAGCCGCGGGGTATCGTCAAGCCCGTAAATAGAGCAAATAGTCTATAGGATAAAGTCATTACGTAATATTTTAATGCATATAATAGTATTCTAGTTTTATACAATATTAGGCATAAACCTATTATAAATTATCATGGCCATGGCCTTATCACGCATATATAAACAAAAAAGGAATATGAAGATTCTTCACATTCCTTTTTTATCACACTATTTTTAGAACATTAGTTTGTTTCAACAATCGGAAAAGAAAAAGCACCATACCGTGTTGGCGCACGATATGGTGAGATACGCTTATCCTTTGGACAGGGATTTTTTAGCGTTGAAAAAAACTCTTTTTTCAATCCGTATTGTACCATGCTTTGATTTATTATGCAAGAAAGAGGCGATTCTTATGAGACTTCCCACTGGCTATGGTTCTATCATCAAACTAGGCGGGAAACGCCGCCGCCCCTTTGCGGTCCGCATCACCGCCGGATGGTCGGACGACGGGAAACAGATTTATCAATATCTTGGCTATTTCCCAACACGGAAAGAGGCATTGGCCTGCCTGGACGACTATAACCAACGTCCCTACGATGTAGAAGCCCGGAAAATCACCTTTGCCGGCCTCTATCAGAAATGGGGCGAATGGAAATATACCCGGGTCCATAAAGACATCCCGAACGGTTACCGCTCCGCCTACAAATACTGTGAGCGGCTCCACGACCGTGTCTTCGTTGACCTGCGGGCCGATGACATCCAGCGGGTCATTGACGGCTGTCAGAAGGGCTACAGCACGAAAAAGAATATCCGCTTGTTTTGCAGTCAGCTCTACCAATATGCTGCCCGCCTGGAGATCGCCGTGACGAACTACGCCAAAATGACCGACCTGCCAGCGGAACAACAATCACGAATGCACAAGCCCTTCACCCAGGCGGAAATCAAGACGCTATGGCAGCACCCGGAAGACGCCGGCGCCCGCCTGGCCCTCATCTACATCTATACGGGTCTGCGCCCGACGGAGCTTTTACGGGCCAAAACAGAGAACGTACACCTACCCGACAGCTATCTCCGGGCCGGCATGAAGACGGCGGCCGGCCGGAACCGGGTCATCCCCCTGGCCGACAAAATCAAGCCCTTCGTCGCCGCCCTGTACGACCCGAAAAGCGAGTACCTGGTCATCGACCCCGACGGCCGGCCTGTCGGAAATTATGACCGGCTGCGCGACCACTTTTGGAAGCGATCGCCCGTACTGGCTCCGATGAACCACTTGCCCCACGACTGCCGGCATACTTGTGCGACACTCCTGGCCAACGCCGACGTCGACAAGAAGATCATACAGCTCATCCTCGGCCACCGCTCTCAAGACATCACCGACCGTGTCTATACCCACAAGACACTCTCCCAGCTCATCGAGGCCGTGAACCGCCTGTGATTTGTGTATTGTGCGTATATTGTGCGTATATTACAGCCTCTCACGCACTCGAATTTATGCAAAGTTAATTGGTATTTAGGCAAAAAGAAAACCGCACGAACGGCTTGTTCGTGCGGTTTATCGTTGCATAGGTTTTGTAGGAATATACGCGTATATTAACGTTTCGAGAACTGGAATTTGAGGCAGGATGCGGTCTGCCGACGTTTTTGTATATTGCGCGTCTATTACAACGTCAACAGAAAACGAATGTTCTCAAACGTTTTGTTGTGCAACATGAAAAGAAATAAGCCCCGTCAGCCAACCGGCGGGGCTTATTTCTTTATTTGATTTTCAGGAGTATATTTATTGGGCTATTCCCGGTTGTATCAACAAGGTATGGGTACGATTTGCCATTACGGTGCATCGTGAGCAGGTCGGGGCAAATGCAGCCGTTAGCTAATTCGATAACGGCTTGATCAAACCCATTTTTGACCATTTTAGCGCCTTCCGGAAGCTCTACTTCTACTTCATCGTAAAGCCCCGGCTCTTGTACAGGGTGCCATGAAAACACTTCATTCCAACCTTGGGAATTATAGTTTTTATATATTTTCATATTGTTACGCCTCCTTACTGAGCGCTTCTTCACAACGTTCCATAAGGTCGTCGGCCTCTTCTTGATCGTCATAGTCGACGCCGCAAGAAGAGGCCAACTGCTGGAAAACGTCAGCTGGAACATCGGCCCAGGAATCAAGGCCGTCTAAAAAATTATATAATTCCCCACCTTCAGGGAGATGATAAACCTTGCTCAGTTCGTCCCTTTGTTCATTCCCGCAATCAATGAAATTATCACTAGTAATGTAATCGGTTCCATCATTATTTAAGTAGATCATATCAATCTCTCCTTTCTACTCCCTGGGGCTTCCTGCCCTCTTTCTGATTATATTATAACACTTATTTGACTGTTGTCAACTGTATTTTTTAGGTTATTTAACATTTTTTCCATTTAATAAGTCGTGAAAGATAATCGCCATCGGGCTTATCAACTGTAACGCCCGTTTTTTGCAGTTCTGGACATCCCGCTTGATACCAATCTATCAACAATGTGCGCGCTTCGGCTGTTGGATGTTGCCGCCCGTTCTCCCACTGCTGTAGTGACACAATCGACAATCCCGTCCGATCATGCACCGTTTTCCGAGTCACACACGCTTTTTCCCTGGCGTCTCTCAGCTCTTTGTCGGTAATACACGACTGCTTCTTCTGGGCCGGGGCTTTTTCGAGGAGTGGCTCGATATACAGTTCTTCCAACATTTTCCGATACTCTATCGCTTCTTCGAGCGTATCGAAGCGTTTTTTCTTTTCGACGCCTTTGACTTTGATGCCGCCCACCCATTTCGAGCGGGTTTTATCCCAGTGCACGCCGCGAACGCCAGAAGTGTTGCTACTTCGTATATTCTTGCTAGTAAGTATGCTCAGATTCGTCCCGTCTTTTGACAGTGATTTAATATCTCCGTGGCCTGGCACTGTCTCCCTGCGCAGACATCCGCAGGAATGGATGCCGCCCTGCATGAGTAACCATTTTCTAACTCTTTTGTCGTTGCCGCAATCGCAATGGCACACGACGTAGCCGTGCCCGAGTTCTTCCGTTACGACGAGTCTGCCGTAACGTTTTCCGACCAGGTTCTTTTTTATATCCATCTATGCACCTCTCAACAAGAAAGGCGGCTTGCGCCGCCCCTCATTATATAACAATATCCCCGTCTTCCGTTACGTTCATATATTTTTGTACGGCGCTTTCCACTGCATCATACAACGCTTCCTGGTTGTTAAATAAACCATCTTCATCAAATGATTCACAATCTGCCGCTTCCTGTTCGTAGAAGAAGCGGTTCCCGTCGCTCTCTGTAAAGCGCGGAAGGTGAATTGTTCCATCTCCATCTTTAATAACCTGCCATCCGAAACGATGGCCGTCGGTTGTTTCCACGACGATGCCACCGAAATCTTCGTCGTATAATGCCATCTTTGTCTTCATAATATTAATCTCTCCTTTCTCTTTGGGCCTTGCCCTTTCCTTGATTATATTATAACACATTTTAACATGTTGTCAACTGTATTTTTAAAGTTATTTTACTTTTTCCCATTTTCTTTTTTCAAGCACCCGCAACTTTTTGTATTACCCGATAACAACGATCTTGCGGGTAATACAACGGTGTTTCCACAATCGCAATGACACAGCCACAGTTTTCCTTCTGATACATTTCTATCAATTATTTTTTCTGCTGTCAGTCGACCGAATCTCATTCCGGTCAAATCTTTGAAATGTGTTGCCCCGTTTTCGTGTATATCTTTATAAAATTCTTTTTTTAAGCACCCGCATGACTTCGTATGACCGCGGACTAAATCACGCGATCTTACATCTACAATATTTCCGCAATCACAACGACACCGCCATATCACGCTGCCTGTCGGGTGCTTTCCTACAATTTCTAATGCAGTTAGCCGCCCAAACCGCTGTCCGGACAAATCCTTTGGTTTTCCCATGATATTCTCTCCTTACTTCTTTTTGATTTCGATCGTGTAGCCGTACCGACTAACAATATCATCTAATTCTATGTACTTAATTGTCGCGTTACGGGTCTTCGCATTAAACGTTTGCTGTTTGAGTCCCACTTCTCTGCAAAGCTCCGTTTCTGACTTCCCAATTTCTATCAACCACTTTTTCCACATTACCTTAAATTCTTCTTTCGTCATTATACGCACTCCCTTTCTATCATCTATAGTATATATAACTATATTTAAAAAGTCAATAACTTTAAAAAAAAATTAAATAACTCTATTTTCACTGTTGACAAGTGGCTAAACTCGTGATATTATGTAGTCAACAAATAAAACCAAGTTATAGAAAGGAGAAAACACTATGACAATCGACGAATTTAGAAGCAAATTACAGAACATGACATGCTGTGCAGACTGCCCGTACCCGGAATCTTGCGGCTTTCGTGATGACAACTGGCGGGATCGGGTGGACCACGTTGTAGGTCCTTGTGGTCAACAACACTGCTGGTTAGAGGATGACGACGACTTCGCCGACGTCCGGATGCGTGATTTTCCAAAAGACTAGGAGGGGTTTCTATGAAATACGATGTAACTTACTCTTGCGGCCACACGGGTACCGTCCAGATCTACGGAACGGCCGCCGAAAGAGAAAAAAAGATTGCCTGGTATGAAAATTATGCAGTCTGCCCCGACTGCTATGAAAAGGCCCGGCAGGAAGAAGCCGCAACCGCAGCTAAACAAAATAAAGCGGACGGACTTCCGGCCCTTACTGGTAGCGAAAAGCAAATCCGGTGGGCTGAAAGCATCCGCAAGGAAAAGATGGCGGCCGCTCGTGAATGGCTGGCCCGTCATCCCGGCGAACAGGCAGATAAATGCCTGGCCTGGTACGGCGGCCATGCCAGTGCCTCGTGGTGGATTGACCACCGCGACGAACGGCCCCAGCGGACAGCCAAATTAGGCGTCGCAGAATGGCTTAAATAAATTTCCATAGCAAAAAGGCTTGTTTACCACATTGGGTAAACAAGCCTTTTTGCTTGATCAGTATCTTACTAATCAACATTACAATTTCAATCCACATGGTCCGGTAATTTCCCGGCCAAGACTTGCTTATAGTATAGCACATCTCGCAAAATTTGCAACAAAAAAAATAGCCCCCGGTCTCGGCAATCTGCGTACAATCGCAGTGCGTACTACCAGGGGCTATACATTATTATGGTTTTATATGTTGTATCTACTTACTCGTGTCAGATAATCCGGATTGGATGCTACTAATGATAGTATCTACTGTGCTGCTGATAAGTTTGATATAGACGGAGTTACGGATTTTGACCCAGGGCGACGTCGTGCTATTGATTTCAGCCTGGAGCGGGTCGGTGATTAATTTGATCTGCGATTCTACGAGTGGGCGGATTTCGTCGACGGTAATGCTTGATACGACTGCTGCTGCTTGAGCTTTCGCGATTTCTGCTGCTTTCTGTGCCATAACGTCTAAAATTTCCTGTTTATCCATGTTTTTGTCCTCCTTAAATTACTGTAAGCTACATTCGTAATCTGTTACGCCCCTAGCAATAGCCCGGGCAATGTCGTCCCAATGCTCTACTAACACCAACATGTCATCATCATTGTCGATAAAAGCCGTTTCGACTAAGACGGCAGGCATATCTGTATACCGTAGTACCAGCAAGTCTGTCATTTCTTTTACGCCTCTATCGACAGTATCAATGCTGTTGATGAGTTGCGATTGGATGCACTGAGCTAAATTGCCTCCGTTACTCATCCGGTTATAGCACTCAACCTCGGTGCCGCGAGCAGTGCCCGAAGCGGCGTTACAGTGGATGCTGACAAAAATATCAGCGCCCCATTCGTTAGCGGTTTCAGTAACAGTCATCCCTTGGCGATCATTATAGTCGCTACGCCCTGCCGGCGTCGGTGCTAAATTGTCGCTTTGCATTAAATAGCATTCACAGCCAGCCACTTCAAGATATTTTTGCACAGCAGTACCGATTTTCAGTACTACATCACATTCGCGTAAATCTACATTTACATTCGTGTCATAATGCACCGCACCACTATCATACTTAATATCATGGCCCGGATTGATAAATACCTTCATTTCTGTACCGTCCTTTCATTTTTATCTGTTAATTGCTCTAAGGTTGCTCTTAATTTCCCCGGGATGGGTAATCCCGCTTTCGCTGCATTTTCCACGATTGACAGCCCTTCATTACCTAAGAAGAACCATACCACCAATGATTGTACAGCCGGCTGGCCCGTGGCACGGTCCAGCTCGTGAGCTAGTGCTACTAGTAGCAGAATGACGATTTTTTTGCAGATTCCCTTAAAGCCTTTTTGACTATTCAATGCCAAATTAGGGTTAATATAGGCTGCCAAGATTCCCGTCACGTAGTCGATGGCCATGGCTACCAGCAACGCTTCAATTACGTCATTCCAGCCGATGAGATACGAAAACGCCGTACCAACACATGACACTATGGCTCCCCATCCCATAGCGCCCCCGCCTGGAACCATCTCGCGAAAAAAAGTTATGATTGATTCCAATTACGTGCCCCCGTTCTGCGTGGTTGTCTCAGTTGTTGTGGTCTGCTTGTCAGCGGCTTCGGCGGCGGACATAACGTCTAAAATGGCATTATGAGGGCATTCGTCCCACGGACAGCGGCCATCATCGTTCAAAATGTTTCCGCAGAATTCGCAAAATTCCATGATTTATCCCCCCTTTTATGCGTTTTTAATTTCAGCCGCCATATTGGCAAGTGTGTTTTTATACTGGCTGTCAATTTTCGAGGTATCAGCACCCAGCATAGCCGCTTTGACGCGGGCTGTGACCATGGCGTCGAGCTGACTATTGTATTTTGCTTTGATAGCGTTGATTTTCGCCGTTTTCTTTTCAGTCTCTGTTGGTTCAGGCGGAATATAGTCGGTCGGTTTTCCGTCAGATCCGCGGACCTTGCCACCAAGGTATGCGTTAAAATCGTCAGCTGTGATAATTTCGATAACGGTTGCATCGGGCACGGCTTCTTTTGATTTGTCTTTGAGCGCCTGTACTTTATCCGTGTTCTTTTCTTTTGCAGGGTCGAAATCACAGATTGCCGAGTAAATCCGTTTGCCGTCGGCATCAAAGGCTGCGCAGTAATAATCTACATTGGTTCCTGTCATGGTACTATCTCCTTATCTTAATCTTATAAGAGGTGGTAATTATGCGTAATCCAAATGGATACGGTTGTATCAAACACTTATCCGGACGCCGGCGGCGGCCGTTTGTCTTTGTAGTGACGGATGCGGGGCGACAACGACCTGTCGAATATTTTACAAATCTGGTTGACGCTCAAATTTTTCAAGCGGACTATCATCGTACTCATCATCATCGCTCCCTTCCGGGTCACAAAATAACACTCGCCGAGCTCTATCACCACTGGCTCCCACGGCACTCCGAGGATACCCAGCCATCACAATCAACGCTGGACAGCTACCGCAATGCGTACCAGCATCTATCTACGCTTCATGGGATGTCCATTGAAGACCTGCGCTATGCCGATTATCAGCGAGTCATTGACGACATGCGCCGTCACGGGCTATCTTACAGCAGCGTCAAAAAGGTTCGGTCTCTTATTTCTCTGCTGCTTAAATACGCAGACAAAATCGAGCTGGCTACAACCAACTACGCGCCGCTGCTCTCTATCGGACGCAATCGACCGGTCCGGCCGCATCACACGTTCAGCCGGCAGAAAATCAACCGCTTATGGAAGTCCGTGGACAGTCCTGGCGTCGATACGGTCCTTATTCTGCTCTATACCGGGATGCGCTGTGGCGAAATGCTACAGCTACAAAAAGCTGACGTCCATCTTCGTCAACGCTATATCCGCATCACACGGAGCAAAACCGCCGCTGGCATCCGCATCATCCCCATACATCATCGAATCGCACCACTCATAGAAGCCCGCATGAAAAGCCCAGGCGATGCGCTTATCTGCGATGATACGGGACGGCCGTACAACTATGGCCGGTACTGCACAATCTGGCGGTCGGTCATGCACCGCATCCGTGCCGATGGTCATACAACCCACGACTGTCGGCATACAGTAGCGACGCTGCTTGATAATGCCGGCGCGAACGAGACAGCAAAGCGCCGCATCCTCGGCCATGCCGGCGGTGACATTACGGAGCGAGTCTACACGCACAAAAACCTGCGACAGCTCCGTAAATGCATCGAATTACTCAAATAATTGTTACTAATGCGATACTATACGAGCCGCATATAGACGCATAAACCCGTCCGCTGTGCGGCTCTATCACTGTTACTATTGATACTCTAAAAATCAGCATATCTGCATCTATAGACGATTTCATTTGATGTGGACTACCGACGATGCGGTTAATGCTGTATTTCTCATTTATCTAAAACATATTGATAATTATGGTTTTTGCATCCGGTTTAGATGCTCGTCAAGTTCATTGTATAACTGGTCAATGACGGCATCGCTGAAAACTACGCCGTAGCTTTCGGCCACCATTTTCATCGCGCAAATTGCGTTATTTACCTCATTGCATACGACGCTTGGACGTTTTTTCTCGTCGTCAGTACCGAGCATGAGGTATATTGATTTGTCGCGTTCGGGCATTTTAGTCACCTCCTTTCAACAGTGGGTATATGATACTCAAAACTCAGACACGTTAAAAGGGAAATATACTATTAATATCCCTATCTCTATGAATTTATTAGGATGCGCCACGAGTGGTACCGGAGATGATTCTACAAATATCGTCGGCTGGTCTACAACCAGCATAACGGTAAAAACTTTCCAATCACACATAACCGATACAACGCATCAAGTTAGGCGTCCGTTCCATGCCATTCTAATCGGCAAGAACTAGACAGTGGGGAGTTTTCCAAATCACCAATGGCTCTGGTTCTTTCCAATTACCGCTGTCCTCCACTATGCTGAATGGGCATATCCAGCATTGCGGAGTTTCAGCGCAGTATAACGGGCTGAATGGGAAGAGGGTCGTATCTAGCCTTAACGAAGATGAAACGCTTGCCTTTATTGCTATTTGCAAATAGCAATATAAAACAGAAAAAGAGATGCATCTGAACCGACCCATTTATTCGCCGATTGTGAGTAAGAAACCGTTTGTTTTGTAGTGCCTTCGTGCATCCCGGTAATGACCAATATCTTGCTTTGTATCGGTAGCGTAAGAGTTTGCGATTCATAATTACTTCCCCACTGTATAATTAGGCCGCCGACCAGGCTACCGAAACATACATATCCATTTTGGCCCAGGCTATACTTGACCCCGGTCGCTTCTAAAACTTTCTGTATCATCTTCGCAAGCAAGCTGTCCGATGTCAGTGTGTTGACGAGTCCGCCAAGTGCAGTACTTGCAAGTGTGTTGACGATGCCCTGGTTCCAGTCCGTGACCTGAGCTACTTCGGTTTCGGGATGGATGGTATCATGCGATTTTGTCGTTTTGTTCCAGCGATGTAAAATGACTTTTAAAATGCTCATATTGTTATCCTCCTATTCGACGATTTCTACCCATATGCCATTGTCGGCCATACTGGCCGGCTTATCAGCCGTTTTAGACACGTACAGGCGGTTGCTGTGAGCGGATTCGCTTATATTATGCTGCGTAATTGCGCTCGTCGTACTTTTGCCCGCGGCAATGATCTGTTGGTTCAAGTACGCCATTTTCGTGTCAATATCCCGAAAAAGCGTATCAAAGGCTTCACGGGCCGGCGGGACGGACCCGACATAAGCCCAGCCCTGTAAATAGTCGCTGTCTGTGAAGGTATAGCGGTCGCTGGTTGCGACGTTGCTACCCCAGATTCTTGTAAAATCAGGTATTGCCATTGTATCTCCTCCTTATAAATCGATGGTTGTCGCCCAGCTTCCGACACCGAATGTCTTAGCCCCTGGTTGCCCCAAGAATCCAAAATAATCCGTGTCAAACATTTCGACAGCCTGCAATCCAATGCCCCCACCTAGCGGGATAAGATTCAGGGTTCTGACTAGGCGTATGTCGTTAGCTGTCAGACGTCGGCCGATACCGACCATGATTTTTGCATTGCCGACCTCATGTAAAACGATATTCTGAACATCAAATAGGACACGCAAGCAATAAATAAGTTCATCGCCGGTAGCTTGGGAAGAATCACAAAATACTTTGAGCCACAATATTTTTCGATAGTCATCATCTGACAATTTGGAACTAGTAAGCCAAGATTTGTTAATGCTTCGGAAACGGCCAATGCCAAACGTCTGACTGTTATCCTGCCCGCTGAATCCAAAAAAATCGAGTTGTAAGGAATCCAGAATTGTGCGGGATCGGTTTACGATGGTGCCGATACCATCGAGCTGTGCGCCTTCACCGGTATCTATCCAGCGTTTATTTTTCAGATCATCAAATACCAGCCGTAATAATTCCAGTTCCGCTCCAAGTGCGTCTAATTCCGCCTCGATAACAGGTTTATCATGAAACTGCGCAATCAGATGTGAAATCATGCGTTCCGTGTGGGTCATTGTTTCGTCACCTCGATACGGGCCGCATCAAAGACGGCAATCTGTCGCGGCGTGATGGATATATTACTCGTGGAATAGGTTCCAGCCGTGTCGCCGGTCGCGGCGGTCAGGCTGATATACCCGACGCCGGAAGCGGCCTTGAAGATGGTCGAGAAATAGCGCTGTAAGATGACGTCCTCGCCAACGGCCTGCTCCTGCCCTTTGGCCAGCAAGGCTTCGGTAATCTGCTGCACGGCTGCTGGAGCCAGCGTTTCGTCCGGGTTTTCGCTGATAACAACTTTCAGCCAAATTTTGACTGGTGATGGGCGATTAAAGTACAACGTCTGTTCAATCCCGTTGGCATCCATAGTCGTGCCGTGCTCCGTACCATAGGTATTAATGCCGCCAGCCTTTGTTTTCCAGATGACTTTGGCAATGTCGTCGTTCTCCCCACCTTCTACGATAGCTTCGATGGAGTGCGGTGGCCGTCCGTCTGTGTCCGTCACATCGGTCCGGTTCTCGTACACCTTGACCGTCGTGACGCCGGTTACATTATCGGCCAGGGCTTCGGCGATAGCATCAATGTTCGTAGATCCGCGACTAAAGAGCGAGCGGTTCCATCGCTGCCGCAAATGGGTATCGGTTTCGGCATCCTGGCCGACAGACGCGGCATACTGGTTCAAGACCCCAGTCCAACCAGGAATAGAAGTGCTAATCTGGTTGATGGTGCCGATGTCCGGATTGACAGCCCCGACCGTCACGCATCGGAATTGAATCGGTGTGCCGATAGAGCTGATAGTGACATTCTGGGCATCCGTTGCAAAGGTCTCACCTTTGGTCGTCGTGCGGATAGATAAAATACCGTTATCCATCGAATAGGGTATATCGGAAAAGCTTTTCATCAGTGTGCTCAATACTTTGCTGGCCGTATCGCCGGAGACGGCCGTATAGCTGGCCGTAACTCCGTTTATTTTAATAGCGTAAACCGTGCCGGCCTGTATCGTACTACTGATGCTATAGGCCGCATAGCAGGCTTTATTTTTTGATATGGCGGCATTAGTAGCAATGCATTCCCAGTGGCTGCCATTTTCTGCGCTGCTTGTAATTTGTGCCCCATAGGGAATGACCGTCCCATCGGTTCCGTAGCAGGTAGCAAGCAGCTGGCTTTGTGTGCCGGAAATGGCTGAGATACCCGCCAGGCCCGCCGCATTGGACAGGCTGACTCCCGTAGCAGTATTTGGATACATGGCGTTATATGTATTTTCGGCCTGTTCCCACAGGTCGGCGATTTCGTATGCAAAGACGCCGTGGAGCTGGCCGAACAGGCTGTTGCTTCCGGTCTCGATTTCAACGCCCAGCCGGTCCGATACACGGCGGTTGATGTCGGACAGAATTTCCGGCAATCGTTTCCGTCGGAACCCGTCACGGGTCAGCCCGTAAACGTTTTTACTATCTGCCATAGCCGAGCACCTCCTTTTTCGTGATAAATCCATAATCGGTGGCGATTTCGTAAGATACCGTGAGCGTCCTCAAAATACGATTGAATACAAATTCAAGTTCTGTGACCTTTTTTACCCCTTCGACGTTCTCGATAGCCTCCGTGAGGATTTGCCGGACGTGGGCCTCGTTGGGGTTCTTGACTAAGATATATTCGAGATAGGGGACGCCGTCGCTCGTTTTCAGGAACCATTCGCCGAGCCATTCCCGCAGCGTAATAAGCACCTGTTGGGCGACCCGTTCCCCGTTGCTGACGATCATCAGATCGCCATTACGGACGACCAAATCGCCCGTCTGTACATTCATTGCTAAATCATAGGCCATGTCTATGCCTCCTATTTCGGTTCGCTCGTCGTGCCGCCGCTGTCCCCGGTATGGGTATGTTTCGTCACAGAAATGCCGTTGACCACTAGGTCACCTCCCGTCACGGTGATGCCGCCGGGGCTGATGACCATTTTCACGCCACCGTTGAACAGACAGACGTCGGACGCACTGGCCGACCGACATCCCTGTTTATACAGGCCAGGGATACAAATGGCGTCGTTGAGACTGTGCCGCCGTTCGTTGTCACTGTCTCCGCCGTTCAAGAAATCATCCATCTGAGACTCCGAGAAGACCAACAGACAACCGTCTCCACTCCGTAAAGGAATGGTAACGCCTGCTGTACCACCGAGGCCGCTGGGAAAGATGACCGGCACATGGTGCACGATGGGAAATGGCAGGTTCCGGCCGTCCTGTATCTTGAATTTCCCGACCGGCTGCACGCTGGCCTGACAGATGCTTGCATCATAATCGATAATCTTCCCCGGCATGGCCGTGTGGATATTGCTGATGCTGCCATCTATCCAGCCGTTGATAATGTCTCGTAATTCGTTCGATGATTGCATAAAAACACCTTCTCTTAACATTGGCTGGCCTTAATGATGTATTGTGGATACTGGTCGCCCATGTCGGTATCCCCGGCATGATACCATCCTTGATGACTGTAACTGTTATGCCACATACCTCCGTTGCCGTCGCATATGCCAACGTGTCCCTCGCTGTGGTCGTCGTTGTAAAAGACGATGACGTCGCCCTTTTCGAGCTGACTGGCATCATAGGGGATGCAATTATCCCCCGCATCGGCGCAAAGGCCGTCAACGCCCCACTGGCCGTTATCGTATTCCTGCTTGAGGAACGGCGAATAGTAAGACCCGGCTTCCGTGACCCGGTATACGCAGCCGTCAGGGATATAGCCGCCCTGGCTGTTGGCCACGGCTTCACAACCGGCGTCGACGTTGGTGCTGACTTCGCCGCTTGTCCCGCCATTCCCATAGACGGCCGTGTTGCTGGCCGCATCACTTTCAGGAGATTGTAATGTGGCGTTCCGGTCCACTAAATCAAGTTCACTGTTCCATTCGTCGCCGTAAGTGTCGCCCGTATGGTGTGCCGACTGGACCTTGAACCAGCCCTCAACGTACCGGGACTCTACCTTTACCAAGTCCCCTGGGTTGAGTGTCGGTGACAGCAGTGTCTTGATCTTCCAACCCGACGAGGCTGTCGACGGGTCCGTATTTTCAGCTTGCTTACGTTTGCGCTTTGGCGTCGCCGTATTGGGCTGGGAGTTTGCCTTAGTGTACCATTCCGGGCTCCCGATAAGTCCGCTGTCCGGCGAAAAGACCAGTCCTTTATTGCTGACCGTTCCGCCTTCTTTGATGAGCTGTAATATTTCGTTCTGTACGCTCCATTTGACCCCAGATCCATAGCAGATGGCGTCGAGGGCATCGGCGGCCATGCCGACGAAGGAAAACCCATCCTTGAATATGCCGAACTGGACGCCGTCGCCCCAAACGAGGGGCAGCCCCATTTCATCGGCAATGTACTGGATAATGGTATTGCCCGGCGTACCAGGGGCAAAAGACAAGGAAAATGCCGTATCCCGGATAGCCGTCTGGCCGTCAGAGAGTGACAATTCCGTCGTGACGTCCTTCCCGTCGTCTTTCGTCTGGGCGCTGATGACTGACCCGACAAAGAGCCGAACGGCTCCGCCGTTGTCCTTATAGCCGGCATAGATTTCCACCTTCGTGTCCGGAACGTTGATTTTATGCCGGGTCTCATCACTAAGGTTCCAGATAGTCAGCTTCCCTTTATTCGTGTTCTTTGACAGGTCTTTCGTGATGTCGAAAGAGATGCGGAGCGTATTAGCAAATTCCAGACCTATATCCGGGAACTTGACCCTATACTGCCGATTCCACAACATGAATTAATTCCTCCTTCGGCATATAAATCATGCGTGCCTTGCCGCTTGTAAAATCAGTGCGCCAAATATCAGTCACGCTCTCATCTGTGACGACGGCCATGAGTTCGCCAGGTGGCAGGCCTTTGATGCGGCGATAAGCGTTCAAAAGGGGGAAGTTCGGCACAATGACAATCCCGCGCACCAGCTCCGTGTTATCATTATTACAAACATCAAGCGTCCAGTAGCCTCCGTCATCGTTCCAGTTAAAGCGGAGCCGGTACAGAATCGAGTCAAGGATGACCGACTCAACGAACGAGTTGGCATCTATTGTACTGATTGTAATCACCAGAGCACCGCCCCCATTCCGCCCATAGACTGGGCAATGGATACCGTGGCCATGGCCGCCGTATGTTCCAGCCCGACGCCAATGGCCCCGAACTGGCTCAGATCTACATTGCCCGTGGCAATCTGAGTCCAAATATCACCAGATTCCGCATCGTTTACCGTGCTGGGGTCGATGGTCTGAAGGCCCGTGCCGATTTCCTCGGTGGCGGCCATGCCACCATCTTTGCCGGTCTGTCCGGCTTTCCCCTGGGCGTCTGCATTACAGCCGTCTTCCGGAATGTCTTCCGTCCGCTGTGTAACCCGACGCACATGCTGGAACTCCAGGGTCGCCTTATAGCAGTACCCATCCTCGGAGCGCCGCGGCATGGGTGCACTGGTCATGACCATGTCGGTATAAATGCCATCGACGAGCTTAATCGTAACCGGCTCACCCTTCTTCCAGATGTCCATAATAGCATCCATTACCCGGTTCAAACTGTGTCGGCTTCCGCCTAATACAGCCATGAACCAAGTGACCGGCGTCGGGGTAAACAACACTTCCATGGTCAGTTTCATCGGTTTACGGATACAATGGTCTGAAATGGAAAAACCGTCCTCTACTGGAAACTGCGTGACCTCCGACTCGAACGTCGTGACTCGCGACAGAATGACGTCACATTCGAGCATATCGCCAATCTGTGCCGGTTGTGTCAGCTTCGGAAGTACGCCCGTATTACTGCGTGGCATGAAGCCAGAACCGCCGGCTAATCCACCTGCCAGGCTGGTACCGATATTGCTGATATTACTTCCACTCATAAATGCCATACTGCTCACCTCTTATCCATACGGCGAGAAATTCGTACCACTGGCAAATCCAATCGCATCCTGGACCGTGCCAACGCTTAATTGATAATTATTTGTATTAGAATAGCTGTTCCCGGTCGGGATGACTCGGTTCGCAAAACGTTCCAGCGCCGACCCTTCGGCACTAATCTGCCCGCCCATGCCTAAAAAGTCCTTGGCTTTATTGATGAGGCTTGCCAGCCCATCAGCACACCATTGAATAAATTCGCCAACCTTTTGCAAAGCGGATGCGACGGTGTCGATTAAAGCCGCAACGCCACGAAATACATAGCCGGCAATTCTGAAGAAACCGCCGAGTGCGGCTACGATGACACCGCCCACGACTTCGGCCACCATTTTCAACGGGGGGAGAATAGCGGTAATGAACGGCTGTATCCGTTCCCAGGCGTCGGCTAAGAACGCAAGTCCCTGTTTCATCATCTCAAGTCCAGGGCTGAAAGCAGCCATGACTTCATCCCAGTTATTCTTGACGAAATAGATGGCTGCCGCAATCGCCGCAATGACCGCCACGACAGGCCAACCAGCCGCCGCAATGAATCCAATGACGCCGGAGATAGCGCCGAACACGCCGGAGATGACGCCAGCCACGGCACTTACAACAGCTCCAACAGCAGAAAAGACGCCAGCCAGGATGCCGACGGCCCCTGCAATTAGAATGGTTTTTGTGATGAGGTTATCAATGCCTGTGGCCTCGCCAATCTGGTTGAGCAGATTGTAGACGGTTTTTAAGGCATCGCCGATAGCGACGATATATGGATGGGCTTCCTTGGCCTTTTCAAAGGCTGCCATCGAGTCGGCCGTATCTCCCGGGCCCGACATAATCGTGACAACATCATTCATCGCCTCTGATATTTCTCTAAACGTATCGCTCAAGCTTTTGGCAATACTGGAAAAGATACCCTTTCCATGTTCGATTCTTAGGATGAAGAACTTCCACGAGTTACTTGCCTGGGTCAATGCCTGGCCGATAGTGAGCGGAATCCCTTTAAATTCGGAATCAATCGCTGCCCCACTGGCCAAGATGGCGTCGATGACCATATCAGACGTTAATTCCCCCTGTGCGCCCATCTGCTTCAGGGCCGCTTGCGGTACGCCGATAGATTCGGCCATGTGCTGCATGAGCAGGCTGGCATTATCATTTAGGGAATGGAGCTCATCACCTTGAAGAACCCCAGAGCCTAGTGCCTGGCCTAACTGCAAGATAGAAGCTTTTGCCTGCTCCGTCGTGGCACCGCCTAGCGTGAGGGCTTTAGATACAATATCCGTGGTCCTCATGGCGTCCTCTTGTGAACGCCCCATCTGCTTGCAGGCCCGGGCCGTACTGAAATAGAGATCGCCCATTTCCGCCAGGGCGCTGCGGTTATTCTGGGATAATTCGTAAAGCTGTGTTTCCACCCCTCGCCGCTCCTCTTCGCTCGACGTGACGGAGCGGAGACGGCCGTCCAGGCTCATCATTTCATCGGCCGTGTTCTTGATGGCACTAATGGAGAAGGCGGCGGCCATCGCCCCGGCCAGCGGCCCCAGGGACCCCATGAGGCTGTTGACGGATGACTTGATACGGGAAATGCCCATCTCGGCCTTGGTAGCAGAAGCGGCCATATTCGCCGCGCTGTTGCCAAACATACGACTGGCCATGGAACTGGCCCCTCCGATGCCTCCCAGGCTCCGCTTGAGGCGGGAAATGCCGTTATTGGCCGCATCCAGGCCGCCCCGATTGACAGCAAACGATATTTTAGTAATCAGTTCACGGACGACCATGACGCCCACCTCCTTCTGGCTTGTCATACTTCTTCAGGTTCGCGTACTCAATATCACTCTTCATGTCGAGATAATGCGTCATCCCGACAAGGTCGGCCAGGGTCACCAGGCCGCTTTTCAGCTCCGTCATGGTGACCATGCCCGCATCCAATACGCGGTAGATGAAGGTCATTTTCGTGAACTCTTCGGAACATTCGCCTGGAATGACTGCTTCAGCCCTCGCAACGTTCCGAGGACTCCAGTCGGGACGCTCGAGAGCTTGGAAAAATCCAGATAGTTGATTTTAAATACCTGAACCATCAAGACGATCATATCGAAAATGCGACCGCTATATACCTCATTGACAGCGCTTTCATCAAGCTGTTGGAAGTCTTTCGTATGAAGCGGGGCGACACTGACATAATCCGGGTCCAGCAACATGGAAGATACTTTTTCCAGCGTGTCGCCGTCCATGCTGCGGGCCAATCCGTTCAATGCGTCGGCCACGGTGTTGCCAATAAAAATGACGTTGTTCGTGTCCTGGTCCAGCGTTTCTGGCTTGATGCCGCCGATAGCACCGCCCAAGGCCGGGGCAAGCACCTTCTGGAGCTCGCCCAATACCTTCATGGCGTGGAACGGCGGGAACTGACGGATAGCAAAGGTATACTGGCCTTGGTCCCACTTCTTCGTTTCACCGCCCTGATAAATGATACTCATGCTTTAGCCTCCTCATTAATCATTGCCGCCGATGACCGGGTCGTTTACCTGACCGGTGTTGAACGTCCAATCCTGGTTGTCGATGTTACGGCCCCGTTTCGATTCGGGGAAATTCTGCACCCAGGCCTGCTTGGCAAAGAACAGCGTCGAACCACTGAGGTCCTTGATTGTCAGTGGGAGCATATAACTGCCAGTGCGGCGGTCCTTATTGTAGCATTCACTTAAATAGTCGTTGCTCTTCGAGGATGTAGCCAGGCTGACTTTAACCTCGAAAGTGCGGTTCGGGTCGACGCTTCGGCCAACTTCACCGTCAGCGCCGCTATAGATCTGCATGCCATCGCCCAGCGGCTTAATGGTAATCATGTCATCCTCAGCAAAGCCCGTGAGCTGTCGGCCACCGTAGATGATAATGTTTTTCTTAGGGTCATACGTCAATACGTCAGACATTCGTTAATCCACCTCCTATGCGCTTTCCAACAGATTATCGTAGGTAAAAGAACCGTTGATTTTGACGGCGTGGATAGCGCCGGCCAGGCGGGCCGTGAACTTCACGTCTTTCAGGACACGACTAGCCTTCTGGTTGGCTGTGATGCTTGAAGAAAGCGGCACGTCGATGGTATAGCCCAGGTTCTTGTTCCCATCTTCATCGTATTCCGTCGGGGCGATGCCGCCGGCGGCCTGCCCGTCTTCCAGGGCCTTACGCAGTACCGTTTCCACCATGGCGATACCTACGTCGGTATAGGGTACTTTATCCGAGTTGATGAGCAAATAGAATTCATTGGTACGAATTTCTTCCTGGAGCCAGTCGCGGAAGCGGATAACGTCAATCCATTCGCCAGCTGCCACCTTGCCGTTTTGGGTAATGGATACGTTTCGGAATTTCTCGAACGTGTTCCCGTTCTTCTTGGTAATGGCATTGTATTCCGTTTCGGTCAGATTATCCGCTGTAATAGCCGCCAGTTTCTTATTCGCCCAGGTTTCTCCGCCCGGGTCGATAGCAAAGCAGCGGGCCATAACCGCCGCTTCCGGATATTCGTCTGTAGCATTGGCGTGATACCAGGTAGCCGTGCGGTAATAATTATTACTCTGGAGCTGTGCCATGATGTCCGTCGCAGACGAAGCTTCTTTCGCTTTATCGTCGCCGGTGGCCGTCATAAACAGCTTCATATGCGTTTCAGTCCATTCGGCCATAGCTAAAACGTTGGCTTCTGTCCGATCCGCCAGGACGATGCCATAAAAGTCATCGTCTTCCGCCCGGATAGCGGCCAAAGCTGTGGGCAGGTCTTCATCGCTCCCCCATTTACCGACTTTGACCTGCGTCGGGCTGGGAATCTGCGAGAAGCATGCCGAAACAGCTTTATAGATAGCGTCCGTCGTCTGGAACCCGTCATCAACGAGCTGGTCAGTATCGGTATAGGTCAGTACGCGGCTCGAACCGTGCGTATGTTTCCCGATGACCATGACCGTGCTGAAGCCGAGCTTGCTGATGCCGGTCGTATTCAAGGCGATCTGGACGTTTACAATGCGGTCAATGTTCGCCATTTAACAGTCCTCCTTAATTCGTGGTACCGTCTACTTCGACGGTATCGATGTAATAATCATGCGTGTCCGGCTCTGTCGTGCTACCAGAACCGGTATTTCCGGCATCGGGCCCCGTGTCTCCGCTTCCACTGTCTCCGGAGCTGTCCGGATCAGACGGGATAGTCGTCGTATCTGGTTCGCTCTTGGATAGCTGGCTTTCAATGACAACCGATTCGATGTAGCCCGGGTCGTCATCGACGTCGTGGTTATAGCGGATATACAGGTCGATATTCGCCCGTTCGTCCCAGGTCTGCGACTCTAAGAGTGCCGACAGGTCGGTGATATTGTTCGTGTCATACACGACAACAGCCGCCGCAAAGCAGCGGTCGGCAATCGTCGGGCGTTCAAATCCACGGGCCAGCGTCTCCAGGTGTTCCAAGGCATCCGGCCCGAAATACTGTACGGCCAGCGTCGCCGATGTCGGGACCCGGACGTCGTACTTGCCAGGCCCTGACGGCCGCAGTTCCTCGCTGGCTTCCCCGTGAATGCCGTAGAATTGGAGCGTAGCAAAAGGGCGCTTGATGCGGGGCATGTTCTGGTTGACCCAGACGACTTGTTTCCCTGGAAGGCCCAGCAATTCAGCAATAATGCCGTGCAGGAAGTCCATCTTGTCACGTGTCGTCATCGGCCAGCACCTCCTTGGCATACGCCCGGTAATGACTAATGACGCCGCTTTGGTAGGCGTCGCACTGTATGACCAGGAAGCGGCGTCCTAAATACTGCACGATATCGGCCATAGTTGGCTCCCCCTGCCCCTTAGCGGCGCTTTGTGGGATGAGTGGTGTATCGGTATAGATTTTTACGTAAGACACGTTACGGGCGCCGTCAGGGCCAACTATCGTCGCCTGCTCCCGCAAGCTTAACGGCTGTACGCTGGCTCTGATGGTCAGCGTGGTCGTCGTGCCTTTTTTGTATCGTCCGTTATCATCGATTGTGCCCAGGCTGGTGCGTTCAATGGTAACAGGCCGTCTGAATCCCATACTATCAGTCCTCCACTTTATGGCTTACGCTGTTGCGCATACGGCCCGTGTCAATCAGCGGCTGGGATGAGCCTTTCTGCTTGATGGTGTTCGGGGCATTGGGGACGAAATGGCCGCGGCCAATGGTCGCTTTCATGTCGCCTTCGGCCTTATTGCCGAGAATCTCCAGCGCCTGATGCGGGTCCATCCCGTGGGCCACCCGGTCCTCAAGCCGGGCCGCCATGCTCCCCCAGGCCCAACGGTTGTTGTCTGTTGTCTGGCGGACAAAGGGACGAGCCGGAATGTGCTGCGTGCCGAATTCGTTATAGGTGGCGACTTCGACGAGGCTGGCCCCGTCTTTTTCACTGCCTGCATCGGCCATGATGCCGACTTTGACCGTCCCTTCCAGACGGCTCAAGTTCGTGATGATGGTCTGATACCCCATATCCTTATCAATGACGCTCATAACATCACCCCATTCGTGTGCGGACCGGTACGATGACCAATTTCAGTAATTGCAGGTAAGCTTTCCCGTATACGGTCTTATTGAGCAGGTCATTGCCCGAACCGCCCGTATTGGCCGCCCCGTAGGAGCGGGAAAGGTCGCCTTCACTTTCGCTGACGATGCCGCCGGACGTCAGCGTCGCACTCATGCCGCCGCTATTGGCCGTTTCGGCCCGCAGTGTCAGCAGGTGCGCCGTGTAATCAGCCAGGGCCACGGAATAAAATTTCCCGAACTTCTTCTCACTCACGAACAACTTGGCCAGGTCCATGACTTGCAGGACGTCACTGTCGTTCATCGTGGTGAATTCGGGGGCTACCGTGTAGACCGTGTTCAGCAGGTCCGCATCACTTACGGCACTCATTTTGCGGCCTCAATGGCTGCCAGGATGTCCTCTTTGGTCGAGGCGGTTCCCAAGCCGATGCCCTGTTCCTTCGCGTAGGCCTGTAATTCCTCAATCGTCTTGGCGGCCAGGTCTTTTTCGGCTTCCGCGGCGGCGGCCTTGGTCAGCGTTTCGATGTCGCCACTATCCAGCATGGCGGCAATCCCGGGATACGTTTTCTTGACGTCGGACAATTTACCGTCAACCGTCGTCGGTTTCAGCGGAATAAGCAGGTTTCCGCCGAACAGGACGGCGCGGCTCGTTTTATTCAACAGAATCATTAGGACCTCCCCCTTTCTGCTAACAGCCCTGGGCTTTGACAAAGGCCATTGGCATGGTGACTGTAACGCCGGCCGCTTCGGCTACGCAATCGATGACGTATTCGAGGTTGCGGTACTGCACGGGCTGCTGGTCGAAACGAGTCGGGATTTCAAAACGGATGTATGTCGGGTCGAAATAACCGGCAACAACCATATCGGAGCCGTCTGTACCGGCGCCTTTGAGTTCGCCGACCTTCATCCAGCGGCTAATTTCCGGATGCAGGCTCTGCAAGAATCGGAGTACCGTCGTACCCTGGGCGTCCTCAATGCGGGTTTCCGCCAAGGCCCGATAGACGGCCGGGGCCATCAGGACCGTATTGGCCTGTTCTACCTCGTTCGTAGCGGTCGGGATGGCGTCGATGATGTCGTTCATATCACGGATCATCTTGTCATAGGTCTTCGTGGTGAAGGCCGTTTGGGAGCTCGTGCCGTCGGCCGGCAGGGAAATCGTCGAGATGTTTTCATTATCGAGGAAACCCGTGATGTGGTGAGCCATATCCCCGTTCCAGGCGATTTTGTTCAACTTGAGATCGATACCACGGCGGGCCTGCTGGGCACGGAGGGCGCTCAAGGGGACGTTCGCGAACTGGGCATTCTTGACTTCGCGGTAGTTATAGCCGTATGCATCGCCGATAGAGAAGACCTTGACGGCCTGTTCCTTGGCGACAACGTCAACACGGGGCAGGGCGTCGGCGTAGTTGCTGATGATTTCAGCCATGCCGACAGCATCATAGATGTACTGGACGGCGCTTTCAGCTCCGGCCGGAATGTCCGTCTGTACTGGGAATACCTGGAAGGCGTTCATGGGCGCCTTCTTGACGGTCAGCGTCTGGGTACGGATATGGGTCAGCTGGCGGGCCAGGAATACGCTCGTATCTTCGTCCATAGCGGCCACGTTCTGCAAATATCTTGCTTCTTTTTCATCGTAACGAGTCATGGTCATGTTGTTCATACCTCCTATTTATAAACGGATGCGGATGCGGACGACGTCACCTTTAGCCCCGGAATTGAGGAACGTAACGCCCGGCAGGGTGTTCGTGCCGCCCGATTTCGTGAAGACGACGGCGCCATCGTCGATGGCAATATCGGCTTTATCGCCCGGCTGTACGTCGCCGCCGGCGGTAACATATACGTCGCCGCTGGTCATGACGTCGACAGCGGTACCGGCCGGATAGCAGCCGATTTCCGGGTCATAATGTTTATGTAAGGCGATGCCGATGACCTCCGGGCCGTCGGTGGCAGCTGTCACGGATTTGACCGTACCTTCTTCGGTGCCACGGAGCACGGCGTCGCCCGGCATGACGGACGATTCAGCGGCATAGCTGTCTACGACGTCGACCGTCGTGTCGGCTTTCATGCCGGCGATACCGGGGCGGTCTTCATTGCCGTACCATGTGAAAAGTTTGTTCTGTGCCATAATTATTTAACCTCCTTCATCCATGCATCTGCTTCGTCTTTACGCAGCTTTTCCATAGCCTGGGCCACGGTCAGATCTTCGTCGTCGTTTTTCTTTTCTTTCGGCTGGTTGATGGTCTTCACCTGGCTGGCAATGCCGTCCGCCTTGTCGGCTTTGGTTTCCTGCTTCGTGTCTTTCACGAGGTCATAGGCTGCGTTGATGTATTCGTCGCTCTTATTTTCCAGGTCGAAATCATCGCCGTGTGCCTTCTTGATGACGGCTTTCTTGACTTCCTGGACGGTCATCTTTTCGGCGTCTTTGATGCCGAATGCGTCGGCCCGCTTCAATACGGCAACGCGTTCGCTGACAGCCTGGTCAAAATTGGCTTTCGCTTTTTCTTCGGCCTGTTTGGCGTCTTCCTTCGCTTTTTTCAAATCAGAAACGGCTGCATCGTATTTGGCTTGCAAGGTATCCATTTCAGCTTTCTGTTTCTTATGGTCTTCACGCAGCTGGTCGACGTATACGGCTACTTCCGGCGCCGCATCGTATTCGATACCATTGTCGAGTCTTACTTTTTTCATTGTCTTCGTTCCTCCTGTCGTGTCTTGGTGCTCCTCAAAATCCATTTCCTGGTCCCCGTCCATGTTCAGCCGGGCAATACCGGCCCGCCCCTTGGGAACCACGGCTACATGGTTATAGCGAATGTGGCGCTGAATGGCGTCATATGGCTGTCCATCCGGCGTCACACCCGGGGTTTCCTCTAAGTCGAGATTGTACCCGCAGGAAAGTTCGCGGGCCTCGGTCGGCAGCTGATAAATGACGACATCGGCCACGATGTTGTTGTTATCCTGTCTGCCAGGGGAAAGGACGGTACCAATAGGCTGAATGATATTGCTGTTGTCACTCGTCACCATGCCCTGGTGCCCCATCGTGATAGGTTTCCCCTGTAGCGAGTTCAAGGAATCCGCGTTAAAGGCTTCTTCCGGCGGCCGGTATTCCCGCCGGGTACTTCCGTCCGGGTTACGGTACTCTAAGATGCCCGTACGGCCGACGATAGGTTTATCACGGATGAACCCTTCGTCGGTCTTTGTCGCATGAATCGCTACCCTGTCATATCGAATCATGTTCTCACCCCCTTTCCAGATACGCGTCACAGTCGTCCATGATGTCGAATGTCTCATTGACGGTAGAGAACCTTACATCGTCCTGCCGTATCAGAATTTTGTAAGGCAGGCCGGTGATGCGCTCTTTCTTCGCTATCGGTTCATATACCTCGTAGCCTTTCCATGTGCAGAGGTGTTCAGCCCCGTCGTATCCGTGATAGACGGCGAATTCGTTGGCCATGTCGTTCGTATCGGTCATTTCTTCCTCTTTTCCAGAACGTTGTTGACGATCTTCACGTTGAACGCCTTGTCATCGACCCGCAGGAGCCGGGGCGGCGTATAAACCGTAATACCGTAGAAGGTCCGTTTGAAGCGTACCCGCTTGAAATAACGTTGTATTTCTTTATCCCCGGTATAGGTTCGGTTGAGCTGGGGGTCATACATGACAAGGTTTCCCGCTTTATCCTGGGAAATGCAAATAATATGGCCGATGCTTCCACGGCCTTTCCAAGCAAATTCGATGGTATAACGCCCTTGAGGGTCCAATGTGCGATGCAGCCAGGAAGCCAGCTGTTTCGGCGTATGTACAGCCTTATCAAGGATATACGCCGGGGCTTCCCCGGTTTCCGGGTCCAGCCAGGCCAGGTTGGTCTTGCGGGATAACCGTTCCGTCGTACCGCCGGCCTCGAACCCTTTAGCAACAACGTCATAGCCACGGCGCCGAGCTTCGTAGTCAATGACACAAGTCTGGCAGTTGTTCCGGTACGCCTCGCTGAAGTTGACCCGCGGATTGACGTTCCCGCTGTCCGCTTCGGCGTGTGTCATCTCTTCACCCCGTGAAGCCCCGCCCAACGTCTTGGGGTATAAGTTGTTCGCATTTCCTTCTTCCTCGCCTTGTGGCGGCGCTGAGGTGAGCTTTTTCGCTGTCAGCGAAATGAAGGTCCCCGCCTTTGTCCGGATAGGAATGGTGTCGACGTCGATGACCGGAAGGGCCACACAACGGCACCGTATTGGTATCCCGGGATGCCCATCAGGCGGCGGGTTATTCCAGGCGAATTTCTGCCCCTGCCTCGTGCGGTGCCATGGCCGTACCCGGGAATCGTGGGCCGTCTCCCAGATGTAGTGAGTGATACCGGCCTGTTCCTGCCGGTACTGGCTCATGCGTCCATGGAGCTTGCCTATCTGGTCGGTCGCAATCAGTACAGCCCGATTCGTTTCATTGTGGGCGATGTCCTGAATGGCCTCAGTCAAAAACCGGGTGAGCTCGGCTGCATTGCTGTTATAGATGATAGAGTCGTTTAACCGTTGTTTGATGCGCTCCAGCGTCTCCCGGTCGATGCTCCGTATAAGGTCAAGGTTCTGGTCTACCCAGGCCCGCTTGAGTTCCTCCAGATTCGGGGAGGCCGCATCCTGCCTCCCTACGTCTGTGACGGGCTGGTTCTTTAGCGTCCCAGGGAGAAGCGGCACCGAAAGAGAAAACACGCTCCGGAATTCGGCGTCTGTCTCCTTCTCCGTATGAGTTTCTACCAGGCGGGCCATTTTCTGCATAGTTCCCGTTAGGACGTCGGGTGATTCCATAGCCTGGGCCATCTGGTCGATGACTAAGTTAATGTGCCCCGTCGTGTTGGACGATTGCAGGGCCGCTTTCATCTCCGGGATGAAGGCCGACGCTACTTTCATCTTACGAGCTACATAGGCCGTAAGTAGTTTTGCATAATCCCGTTCTAACCCCATGGGGTATCTGATTTTACGCTTCGGAACGATTTCCCTTGCCATTCATGGTTTCCCCCTTGGGTGGTGTGCTGTGGGCTTCTTCGATAACCCTGTCGAGGCTCCGGTCCAGCTTGTAGAAGTCGCCTTCGTCGAGCTTGTCCCGTACCTCCTGGGTATCGAGTGCCCCGATAGATACATACTGCGCCGCCGTAGCCGCATCACGGGCCCGGGCTTCGGCTTCGGCCATCTTCGTGTCGGCTTCGTCTTTTGCCGACGGGCTCCATAGATTCCCAAATTTAATGGTGTATTCATCAGGCAGGGTTAATGGTACGTCATGGGCCAGGCTTAGAAGCCGCAGCAGGCGGTTAATCTTCGGCTTTAACGTACGTTGGCGGATGCGTTCGACCATGTTGTAATAGTTCTCCAGGTCGCTGTCCCCGGTGGCATCCAGGCCACCCGGGCTTTGTCCCATGAGAACCGTGATAGGGATGTCGGCCGCCGCTGACAGGGCCGTCTCGAATTTATCCACCATTTCACAAAGGCCACTCATGGTGATGGTCTCGATGTTATATTCATCTTCCGTGTCGAGGGCGATGGTGTTCATCATCCCCCGGGCCATGTCGATGAGCTGTAGCCTTTTCTGTATGATCTTCTCGCCTTCGTCGGTGCTCAGTACGTTGCCCATACCGGACAGTTTAAGTACCGACTGGCTCATACGCTCCATGGCCATCAGTGAAAATTCCTGGGATGAAACAAAACGCATGAGGTTATCGCGTACTTGTTCCATGACGGACCCGCCCCAGCCATTTCGCTGGCGCCGTTCCCGGTTGCTGATGAGCGACCCGTCAAAGACGAGCAGACGGCTCTCATGTACCGAAAAAGAACCGCCGTTATAGCCTACGATGGTATAGGTTTCCGGCTTCCCATATAAAGAGTGGTTCGGGTCCTGGTACTCATATTCCGGCGTGACGTCCTGAGCGTCATAGACGATCAGTTTCCGGATGCTCTTGATGGCATTTTCGTTCAGTGGGTCTTGCAATTCCCCGCCGTCATCAATGAGCATGAGCACGACGCCGCCACCATACAGGCGGTCCCAGCATAGGGCCTTGGACAAGACGCTCTGGAAATTCAAGTCTTCCAGGATGGACTGCACGGCCTTGTTCTGTTCCAGCTCGCTGTCTCCGTCGCTCAACGTGAAGCCGGCCCGCACGGCGTCGTTAGCCGGAATCTTGATGATTTTTTGGGCGATGCCGTTATACGTGAATAGTTCTTCATATTCATGCCATCGGGCCGCTATGGATTCCACTTGCCCGCTATGGAAATACGTATGTGTGAACGGGTCCCGCCGCCTGGTTCCATATCCCAGGAAGGCGTTAAAGAACCCGTCGCTTCTAATGTCAGTCATAGTTTTGATGCTCCTTATGAAATCAGCGCTTTCCAGTCGTTGGCCTTCGCCACGGCATTAAAGGCGTCATCAGCCGCATCCACCTGGTCGTCATGCTGTGCCAGGGGGAAGCCTTCCAGCTCATCAAGGAACTTGTCGTTCCAGTCGCCTTCGAGAAGCAGGACGTTGCCGTTCTGCCATTGCGATGCCAGCGGTTCGGCACGGGTTTCCTTGTCGCCGCTGACCGTATGGCACTCGATGCCATACCCGGCCAGCTCCCGGATGTAGCTCATAGCCTGGTCTTTCCCAGCCTGCCCCGGGTCCTGCGGAATCAAAATCTTATTGCAACCGTACATGCTCCGGTCGAGTTTGGCCGTGTTTTTTACCAACTTCCTGACATCGGATGAGATGAAAGCCTTCCGTACGACGTCGAGGAAAATATACTGGCCGCTTCGTAGCCGGGCACACAAGGCGCCGACCGTGCGGTCCGGGTCCTTGCTGTTCGGCGTGATTTCCGTCGCCGCCAAGTCCCATGCACGGGCAATGGCGACGATTTTATCAGGAACCGTCTTGACAATCTTTGTCTGTTCCCGTTTGAAATACATGCCGCCGGATGGCCGTATCTTCCAGTTGCCGTATAAAAGCCGTTCCTTTTCGACCTCTGGCAGGGCGTTGAGGCTGGCCAGGTATTCCGGGTTCGCCTTCAGCAGTACCTTGTTGTCTTTGATGGACGAGGCGATGAACGATACGCTTTTGACGGCATCTTTCCCGTATTTGTCTTCAAGGGCCTTGCGGTCATCGTTCCAGATGATTTCCCCGCTGATGCGGACGAAATAACGGATTTTGCCAGACCGTTCCTGTATGGGGTATCCCGTGTCCGGGTCAATCCACCATGAAATGAAGTCGGCAACCCAGGAATCGGCATCCGGGTTGCACGTCGCCCGAATGTAGGGCCGCACTCCGCATGTCGTTCGGTTTCGGGACAGCATATAAAAGAACTGGCTCTCACTGAAATGGGTCAGCTCATCAAAGGCGATAAGCGGTATCTGTGAGCCCTGCCAGCCGAGAACGTCCTTTTCGTACTGCAAATGGCGGAACGATATTTTTGCCCCGCTGGGGAAAGTGCACATGAGGGCCGGCACTTTCTTGAATACAGCTCCCAGGGGATAGTAAATAGATAACGCCGTATCATATAAGCCGCCTTCCGTGGTGATCTGCGTCGCCTGTTTACGGAAGATGACGGCCCCGAAATTGGGATTGTCCACATGACGTAAACATTCCATCAGCAGTGCGTAGGTCTTGCCACCGCCGGCGGCGCCGCCATATATGGCAATGTCTGCGGGGCAGGAAAGAAAGGTTTCCTGTGGCCCAGGCTGTGGTTTTATCATCATTTCTTGTCACCATCCCGTCCGTTATCGGGTAAATAGACCTGCACCGCCGTGGTTGAGACGGCCCCGTCATGATGCATCTCAACGTTTGTCGAATCCGTCGGGGCACCGACGCAAAGCCTTTCATATTTCATAAGCTGTAGCAGATAATTCATAAGCGTGTCATACTCTTCCCCGCTGATGTCTTTCGACTGCAAGACTTTCAGGATGCGGCCTTCGGCAAACTTTGTGATTTGCAAATGGCGCTGCACCACCTTGAGCCGTTCCCTGGCCAGCCCTTCCATTTCAACGTTGAATTGGTACGAGTCATAGGCTTCGGACCGCTCTATCCAGTTGTATTTCTTTTTCCAGATCTTGATAGCGGCGATTGTTTTCTTACCCGTTTTGCGTGCCACGTTCGCCATTGTCCGGTCTTCCAGTTCCAGGAAAACCCTAAATGCCTGGTACGCTTTGTCTGTTTCGCCCGGCAATCTGTTCCAAGCTTTATCAGCCATGGCAGTTTCCTCCTCTACTATGTATTATTTTTCTTTACTTTTTCTTTACTTATGATATAATAATAAGTGTATAAATTTCATAGTGAGGTGATACTGTGACCGAAAAAGTTCTGATCAACTTAAAAATCGACAAGGCCGTCAAAGAGGCGTTCGCGGCTCTTTGTAAATCAAAGGGGGCCACGGTCTCCGGCGAAATAAAACGATTTATCTACGCCGAGGTCAACGCGGCCAAGAAAGGGGGCCAGCCATGAAAGCCTTATCACTGCACCCTTTTTACGCCGTCGACATTGCCTGCGGCGACAAAACCGAGGAATTTAGATCCTGGCAGACGCCCTACCGGGGGGACCTGCTGATTTGCAGCAGCCAATACAACGACGGCCCGCTGTTCCCCCGGGGCTATGGCCTTTGTATCGTCGAGCTCTATAGCATCGACAAAGGGTCAAAAGGCTATATCTGGCATCTGCGCAACCTGCGCCCCATCGTACCCTTCAAAGTCAAGGGGAAACTGCATCTGTTTGAGGTGGATGACCATCTCATCGAGCCCATCGTCTGCGATGTACCCTGCACGGAAGACATTCTCTATCAGCTATGGAGCGAGATGGGCATCGTGGTACTTGATTAAAGATTTTTGAGCTTGTCTGCCGTGACGAATTCCTCATAAATAGGTACGCCCATTTTCTTCATGATGGCCGTTCGCTGGGCCTCGTCCTCGCAAACGACGATAAAATAAAAAGACGCTGAATTTTCAGCGTCTTTTTGCTTATTCATTTGTTGACGTTCATTTTTGATTTCATCGAGCTTGTCTTTTGCTTGCTCCGCTTCCTCACTGTCGGATACCAATTGCCCGATTTCCCCGCCGTTTTCCCCAAACACAAGGTCCAGGCCGCTATCAGAAAAGCCGAGCAAGTCCAGATCCGGTGTCTCGAACTGCATGTCACGGAGAGCATCATAATCAAATTCGCCCATCATATCTTGGTTGTTCAGCTGTACGTTCAAAATTTTTTCGTCTTTTTCCGAAAGATGAACCACCGACACGGTCAGGGTATAATCATTGTCCGGATATTTATACGTTTCATCCATAATGGATAGCCGTTGGTGGCCGCTAACCAGGGTGCCTGTCGTTTCATTCCAGACGAGCGGCTGCACCAAGCCGAACTTTTTCAGCCCTTTCTTGAGCCGCTTCCGGGCCTCGTCGGTAATCGTCCGCGGATTGTAGGCGGCCAACTTGATTTGGCTGCGCTTTATTTTCTTGATTTCGTATGATTCCAGTTGCTTCTTATTTGCCATAGTTTTCATACCTCATAACCGCCGCTTCTACTAGCGGGAAGACACGGCGTATTTTTTCATAATCTTGTGGGAATGCCTGCTTGATCTTCGCAAGCTCTTTTCCCTGCAATCCCCGAAAGGAGAAGCCGAGAACCCGATTTTCCAAGGATAACGGCAAATGACGCATTTTCACATAACTGAGAACCTGCGCCTTATTCCAGTAGGCCAGCGGATAGATGCGACCGCGTTTGCGGTCAATGGCTCCGCTTTTCTTCATCATGGCGTTTCGAACGATACTGTCAGCCATGCGTTCACCGCCGGCAATCCAAAAGATTCCTGTGCGGTTTCTTAAGTATGTGTAAATGTCCTTGGTTTTTACCTTGGGAACGGTATAATCGGGCATGCGGAACGAACCATCACGCATAAAATCACTCAGCATAAAATGAGGGATGCGGATGATAGGTACGCCGTACCGCTTTTCGTAATATCTCAAGGTCCGTTCCTGGAATTCCAGTCCCTTCACGATATACATGAAATAAGGCTGCACGACCGGGAAAAAGCGGGCGCAGACGTCGAGCGTGACAACGCTGTCTTTCCCTCCGGATAGCCCTACCAATACTTTCTTTGTCATTTTACTTGCCGTTCGTGCAACCTCAAACATCATTATTAACCTCCCTGTCCACCGTTCGATTTTCTACGATACGTGTTGCGGACTGCCCGGCGGCGCGATGTCGTGTTTACCTTACGACGGTTGACGCCTGTTGCCCGGTTGATTCGTTTCTGAATGTCCGATGTAGTTGTTGCCATGAAATCACCCCCTCTCAGGCTAAAATAAGCCGTTTAATTGTATACTCGTTGTATACTTTTTATTGCATAAAAAAAGAGCCGTCACGATGGACGACTCGCTATATTCATATTGGGGGATAGGAAGGACTCGAACCCTCGATGCCTGGAGGCCCCATGGCGGACATACCCAACAACCAACTATCCCAGGTAGGACGACTTCGGGGGCATGCCTGACAGCGCGATGCAGACATACACTACTATTGTACACCCGGTTGCGTCCATGGTGTGCGCTTTAGATTGCCTATCACTAAGAACAAGCGCACATTTGTAGAGACGGGACTGATACCGCGCAATGACCGCCACGGCGGCATCTGGTCCCCGTCCCCGATACTGTCATTATAGCACGCAAAGCTTGTCATGTGGTGCTACGAATGTGCCACAAAAGTGCCACGAATGTGCTACAGCTTTTCGGTTATCCACAATTATTGTGTATTCTGCGTGAATAACTCCATGGGGATGGGGATGTCACCAGGCCCCAGCATCATGTCCGCCATCAGGCTGAGGATGTGGTCGATGCGCCGGCGGCAGTAACTCGGTGAGCAGTGGGCCGTCCGGGCCGTCATGTTCCATGGGTAGTGATTGATGCAGCGGCTCACAATGATGTTCCGGTCGGTAACGGTCAGGGCGTCGAGCGTTCGGTCGACACGCAGCAGAATCGGCTCCAGCTCATTGATGCGGCACTGTAGTTCCGTGATGCGCTCTAAGGCCCGTTCATTGGCAAAACAGGCCCGTTCCTCGGGGCTCAGATTGTTTGCCCCGCCGCCCGGTGTCGGCGAATAGCCCGGCACTTTAGGAGCCGGCATGGCCTCTATCTGAGCTTTCTTGTCGGCGATTTCCTCCTTGAGGTTCTTGATATATACCGCCGTCCGGTAATAGCGGTGCAGCAGGCCCTTGACCTGCTCAATACGATCATTCGTTTCCATCTTCCCGGTCCTCCTTCATCCAATAGCTTCCCGTGTGATATGCGTTGCGCCGAATGGCCCGCCGGAATGAATCCTCGGCGGCCTGTTTCCTGCTTCTCATACAGCTTCGTTCATCGTTGCACTTTCGGACCCTTTGCCCTTCCTCGTCCCGGAACCAGTGCCAGCCGGAACGAGGAAGGGGCCGCCCGCAGAACGCGCAGCGGCTCCGATGAGGGGCGAGCCCCCTTCCGTGATTTAGTTCCGGCTCTCGGGTCCAGGGAAGCAAAGGCGGTTTTTGTTTCCGTCTTTTATTTTTGCGTCCCATAGCCGCTATAAGCCTCCTATTTATTTACGCACAAGAAAGTTATCGTAAGGGCCACCCAAAACGTTATACAGGCCCCGTAGAGCGAATATTTAATAATGTCCCGCACTTCTTATCGCCTCCTCCCGTGAACTTTCTTGCAGGTGTAATGTGTCCTCTTCCGGATTTTGAATATCTGATTGGCCTGGTAAGTCTCGATGTCAGATTCCAGCCGCTTGTCCGGCGCTTTCACCTTCTTCGGGGTGTAGTGCTGGCGCTCCTCCTCTGTCATCTGCCGGCAATGTACCGGGCCAGGTTTGTACCAGTTTTCCATAATCCATCACCTTACCTTAAAATCATGATGAGCATCGTCACAAATGCCGTTGCGAATATCACCGCATAAATGATGATTCCCAGCCAAACCATGCGCTTCGTCATGCTATCACGCTCCTATTTTCCGGTCGTGGCTTTTTGAGCCATGCGAGCGCTTTCTGTAATTGGCACGGATGCTTCTGTCGGCAGATAGATGACCTGGTTCGAAGTCTTTTCGATGGCTTCGACCCACTTTTGTTCCATCGATTCCGGATACTGCCGAATACTTTCACCTAAAATACGGTTTGCTTCGGCTTGCTTGCTGGCTGCTTCCTGTTCTGCTTCGGCTTCCTGAACTTTAATCTGTCGGTCCTGCGTTGCTTTTGCAAGAGCTGCTTCGCCAGCTTTGCTCTGCTCCCACACTTTGTACTGTGGGTATCCAAAGGCAACCGCTGCGGAAAGCCCAAGGAATAACGCTAAAGAGCTCACGGAAAGCATGGCACGTAATTTAATGGGAACGTCCGGTTCGCCGCCTAAAAAATAAATGGCCAATCCAATTCCAACTAGTGCAAAAAATCCTGCAATGGTAATCGTCATATTAGTTCCTCCTTATCGCTTCGGCGTCGAGGCTATCGGCGCCCAATAATCTACTTCACTCATCGGGATGAGACGGATTTCCCCGTCTACGATCCAATGGTCCCAGCAAAACACCCCGACGGCTTTAAATTCCCACTCCGTGCCGGCATGCATCGCTACCAACACACGCCGTTGCGGAATAGGAAGCTGTTCATTCACATCTACCCATCGCATTTACATCATCCTCCCTGTATTCGTCTGCAATCAGAACTTGCGCTTCTCGTTCGGTCATTGCTCTGCATCGCTCACTTTCCAGAACCGCCATTTGTAGGGGACATCCGGATATTTATTGTGGTCGACTTTACTCATGAACTTTTCCAGCGGTCGTACCCAGTAAATGCAATCACCGGCTTCCCGGTATATGACAACCAGTTCCATGCGCTCTGTATGATTTCCGAAGCCAACGATTTCATAGACGTGTCCTTTAAAGTGCATCCACTTTTCCCCGGCTTTCGGTATAGTTCGTTCATATTTGTTCATGTCATTCATCGCATGCATCACCTGGGCCGCTCGTTCAATAGCTAGTTTAATGCCGATTTCCGGATTAAAAGCGTCTTTTGGATGGCACTTCGCCACGCCAATGTAGTTCGTCTTGTTATCATCGTCGACGAATGTGACCTGGATTTTCCCGGTTTCGAACCACTTTATCGAGTTGGCCGTGTTCATCGGGAGCTCGTATTTTTCCGCTTCCCGCAAAAAGATTTCGTTGATGTACTTCTGAAAATCTGCGCTGTCTTTCTGCCTGATGTCAAATTTCGGCGGCCTTTCGGATGGCTTCCGCCAACTTTCAAATGTTCCAACGTCGTTAATTTCATTCATATTTCCGAATACTCGGCATGGCATACAACACGCATCTTTTACAGCACATTTGTTACACGTTTTAAAGCTTGTATTGCAATATTTTTTCAAGGTGTTTACGGCCATCTTGGCCATCTTGTCATCGATCATTTTCATTCTCCTCCTTGGTTCCGCTTCAAAACTCGCGTCCGTGGCGAGCGTCGAAGCCTGGGCTTATGTCCATAGCATGTGATTCCTTTCGGTTTACATTCCCGGTCATCGGCACAGACCGGGGCCAGGTTCCCAGCCGGTGTCACCACATAGTGGATGCGGCGCCCAGCTAGGTTCCGATGGCAGTAGTAGCATCTGCCCATGGCGGCCTCTTATTTCCCGTTGACTAAATCTTTGAGCTGTTTTCCCACTTTGAAAGCCGGGGCCTTGGATGCTTCGATCTGAATCGGTTCGTTAGTGTGTGGGTTGCGGCCTTCACGAGCTTTGCGCTGACGGACTTCAAAAGTGCCAAAGCCGATGAGCTTGATTTTATTGCCCTGGACAAGCTGTTCAGTCACCGTATCGATAAAGGCATTAAGCATGTTTCTAGCATCTAATTTCGTGCAGCATGCCTTTTCTGCGATTTCATCGATGAGTTCGTACTTGGTCATTTCTTTTGCCATTGTCTTTTCTCCTTCCAAAAAATGAAAATATTTATTGCCTAGAACGGGATAGGTTCAGTTGTTTCCTGTCCCATGTCCTCTTTCTAAGCTTGGGGTGCAGCTCGTTGAGCTTGTCATCCGGCATGGGGATGACTTTGATTTCGGCGCGCGGCCATTCCGGGTCGACGCCCGCGATGCAGCTATAGGCCACATCGGCAATATAGCCATCGTCCTCTACGATGCCGGCTTTCTCTAAAATGTCGGCCGTCGCTTGGACCAGCCCGAACAGGTCAGGCCAGCCCTTGCGGTTCGGCATATAGTATTCGACGTTCATCCGGGCCGCGCAAGCAATCGTGCGGAAACTTCTCGGCTTCTGTTTCAGGAGCTGCCAGAGGGCCGCTTCCTCATACTGCCGGTACTGCTTCGACTGGATGAGGCCGCGGCGCGTCTTCTGCATGCTGTTCTTCTTAGTCATCGGGCGGCCGTCGATCGTAAATCGGTAAATCATTTGTTCAATCACACCATTCCTTTCTATAGCATTTTCTTGAAAAGGCTTTCAAAAATCGGGACGGGAATACTATTGCCTGCTTGACGGTAAAGGGTCCTCCGGCTATTAACCTGAGCGGCTGCATCAAAGTCGATATCGCTGTAACCTTGAAGCCGCCAGCATTCACGCTCAGTCAAATACCTATAATTTCCGTTTCCTATTGGCAGGCATCCGCATCCCGGCGCTCTGTCCGGTCGTTCTGTAATCGTCCAACAGTAATCATGGATAATAGGAAGTCTCCTGACAGTTCCTGTCTTCCCGATTGCCCTAAGCATTGATGGAGCTTTAACCCGGTAATAATCATCAACAGGGCCGCTTTCCAGGAAAGCCCTGATATTGGCCATTGGCTTTCTTTTCAGATGGGTAAAATCAAATTCTTTGCCGCCCAAAATAGACACCGTGAAAATCCGTTTCCTGGCTTGTGGAAGCCCGAAATCACGGGCATCCAGCAGAGCATAGGAGCTTATATACCCCATTTGTTCCAATTCAGACATGTACCATTCATGGTTATGCACCATATAGCGGCTTCTTACGTTTTTCACGTTCTCCCATATGATGATTCTGGGCTTCCATAGTCCCATATTTCTAACGATGCTAATGGTTTCCCACATGAGTGACGATCGAGTGCCACTCCCTGGGTCTGCCCCTTTTTGACGACCTGCAATACTGAAATCCTGGCAAGGGCTTCCGTGGATCAAGATATCCGGCTTCAAGTTCCACCCCCTAACGTCTTGTGTTTTATACGGAAGCTCGTTTTTGAACATCGCATTGTAGCTGCGCACTGCTTTTTCGTCGATTTCCACGTAATCTATCGCTTTTACTGGAATTCCCATGTTTCGTAATGCCACTCTCGGACTACCGATACCGCCGAATAGCTCCAAAATTTTCAACAATTAAATCACCTTCATTTAGTGCCTCCTAGAACGGGATTTCTTCATCTTCCGCGGCGGTCCCCATGTCATCAAAGGATTCGCCCGGCGCGGCCGCTTTGACGGCTTTCGGCACGGTCCCGACGTAATTTGCGGTAACCTCACTGTAATAGTGCTTGGTGCCGTCTTTTTCATACGAATTTGTCGTGAACCGCCCCAGGACGACGACCCGGTCGCCTTTCAAAAGGCTCTGCGCAAGATCCGACGACGGCGGCCAGCAGGTCACCGGCACGAACGACGTCATTTCTTTCGCCTGCCCATCCTTCCCCTTATAAGTTTCGGAGCAGGCCACCGTCATCCGGACAATGGTCTTACCCGTCCGGGTCACGCTGACTTTCGGGTCACGGGCCAGATTGCCCATAAGTTGTACGTTGTTCATTTTTTCATTCCTCCTAAGACCAGCTGATAAGTATTTCTTGTGGATTAACAGCCACTTTGTAGCCCATGCTGTCGATGGTCTGGGCGACGGCAGCATCGACAGCGTCGTCGCCGCTTTTTTCAATCGTGGCGTAGCTCTTCCCATCCTGGCAGGCTTTATCGATTACAGCCCGTATGCGTTCCATACTCATGTCAATCAATCGGGTTCCCTCCTTAATCTACAAACACAACGTTTCCGTTATGATCTACAAAACTTTGATGCCGTAATTCGTAGAAATCGGCCAAATGGCTGATGTCTTCCAGCACCTTCACGACGTCGTCAACTTCCAGGTTCCCCAGGACATCGCTTGTAATCGGCGTGTCATACGTGATTTCCCAATATTTCCGGCGTTTCCGGAGTACGGCCAGCTCATACAGGCCTTGCGATCCGCCGTAGCTGTAAGGGCCGCGGATGACGCTGGCCCCGTATCCATTTGTGAAGTGGAACTCGTAATGCTCCGTCCCGTCGAGGTGGTCTTTATATTCGTTCCACGGCGTAAATTTACCGAACTTCATGCTATCGCCTCATTTTTCTTTCTTGGTTTCCCGGTTATCTCGTTGAGGCCCCACTTAGGCCCCAGGTCAACCCGGCCATATTTCTTTTCATATTCTTTCAACATGTCGCAGCGCACGTTGAGCTCGTAGCGGATAGATGCCATGAACTGCCAGATAGTCACGCCATATGTCTTTGTGTCTAGCATGATTTCTGCGTAGTCATAGAGGCGCTTTTCCAGCCGATGCACCTCCGCCGCCTTGAATCCATAGTTATTGCACAGGACATACAACATATTAATCACAGTGTCTGTCAGTACCTGATAGAGAGCATTGCGCAACCGCTTGTTGTCAATCTTATCTGCGCCTATGACGGTCATTAATTTCTTTACGAAATTACGGTCCATACGGCCCCGGTTATACCCGTTGCGGGATACCTGCGATTCATATGACGCGCTATAGGGTAAATCGTTCCACAGATGGAAGATTTGCTCCACGCGGACTTTTCCGAACTGGAATTCGTCGTGCAAGGCCATGAAGAGCAGTGCTGCTACCGCTTCCGCCGAGGCATCCCCGGCAATCAGTGCGCGTTCTTTTTCCTTGCGTTTCTGTGTGAACATCCTAATCACCGTCCTCGAAAATGTAGTCTCTGATGTCGGCCATTTCCGGATCATCCAGGATGTCGGCCGTCGGGGCCGGTTCCGAGTCCGCCTTCACCGTTTTCTTGGGGCGTCCTTTTTTCGTATTTTCCGTTTTAACGGCCGTTCGGACTTCATGGCTATGATTTATCGTAAGGCTGTGTAAAAACGTCGTCAGCTCGACGTCACTGCCTTTTATGTCGATTTTGATTTCCATCTTTCTCTCTCCTTTCTGGTTTTCCTACGCCAGCAGCCAACGCAGGCAGTCATGCAAGGTTTCCTTGGTTTCTTTTTCGAACTGCCCCTGCCGGTTGTCGACGACAATGTATTTCGTCCCATCGAATGCCATGAACTGTGCCCTGGGGATGTATTCCCCATTGGCCCGGCGATATTCCAGCGCCGGGATTTCCGCAGCCGTCACGCAGAGGACGTTGTTCAAGCGGTCCTGGTAGGCCGCCAGGGCCTGTCGCAACCAAACCACATTACAAGTCATTTCTTCCACACTCCTATTCATTCCAGCCATCATTCCGGCATCTTCAGCCGGGCGGCCAATCCATCTGTCAATTCTTTCAGGCCGGCATCGGCCAGATACTTCTGATGGACCGGGACGCCGGACGCGGCGAATTCCTTCACTTCGGCCACATGGGCCGCTTCCGACTCATAGGCCTTGCGGAACTGGGCCCGCAGAATCGCAGTGTCATCCGTCGGCGTCTGACAGATTTCTTTCCAGCCGAACCGGTCGACGACACGTTGCGTCACCGGGTCATCGAATGTCGGTACACCGGTATAGCCGACGGCGGCAATGGCTTTCTGCACCTTGCCCCATGCCGTGGCGCTGTCGATGGGCTTGGTTCCCATGGCCAGTGTAGTCACTTTTTCCGAGGCTCGTCGGATTTCGGCGATGGTGGGCAAAAACGTGCAGTGGTTGATGCAGTACTTGACCCCGGCCGACAAGGCCGCCGGCGGGATGTCTTTGAGCATCTCCACGTAGAAACGCAGCCGTTCCTCCGGGAGATCATTTTTGTACGCTAGTTGCAAAAGACCAATCGCTCGCAGGGTCGATGCTTCCGTTGTCATTGTCATCTTTCTCCTTTCCTTCTTTGGCTTGGTATTCCGCCATCAATCTGTTCACGGTATCGATTGCTTCTTTCTTGCTGTTACGTGGCGCTCTTACCCGAGGTGGCGGGTCCGGTTTATCTTCCCATGGGCGTGGTTGCCCGGTCGAGCTCCAGCGCCTTAAGACCGCTTCGACGTAGCGGATTGTAGAAGCCCGGGCCAGCGCGGCCACTTTGACGGCTTCCAGGACCCACTCTGCCCCGTAATCATTCACCAAGTCGACCAGACGGTCGCGTTCAATCGGGCTGGCTACCGGGTGGATGTTGTTCTGGTAGGCAGTCAAGACAGCGCTCCAGGTTTCCGGGGCCACTCGCACGCGCGCGCGTCCCCCCTCATCCTCACCTTCTTCTAGTCTAGTCTCTTCTAGTCTAGGTATGGGTGCGGTTTGTGGTGCGGTTTGTGGTGCGGTTTGTGGTGCGGTTTGTGGTGCGGTTTGTGGCGTTTTTTGCGCAGTAAAATAATTTAACTGCGTTTTTTGCGCTGTCAAAGGAATGACCTTGTAAAGGGTCGACTGCCGTCCCTGCCGTGATTGGAAGTCGATGAGCCCTGCCTGCTGCAAAGCATTTCTGGCCCGCTTGATGGCGTCTTTCTTGAGTCCGGTGTCCGCCTCGAGTGCCGATAGTGGCACATTGAATGCCGCTTTCCATCCGCATGAGTTACAGTAATGCATAAGTGAAAACCATAATAGTCTAGCAGATGATGAAAGTGTAGGATTCGTCAGCAGCCACGTATGGAAGGCGTTCACCTCCTCAATGTAGCTTATGTTCAAGCGCTCCATAATCGTTTCCTTTCTGTCAGGTAGGCAGGCGGCCGCAGCCGCCCGCGCCTGGTATTACATATCAAGTGATGCTTCAAGGATCGCATCATCCTTTTTTTCTTGATTTGTCTTGTCAGTTTTGACTTCACCCGTGGCCGGGTCGACGCCGTCGGGGACCGGTTCGGCCTCGATATCGGTATAGTCGGTTTCGTCCTTCACGTCGGCCATGTTCTGGCTGAGGGCCGTCTTGATGGTTCCGTCGGCTGTAACGCCGCGGATGAATTCCGTCGTCAGCGGTGCGTATTTTAGCGCCTTCTTGATGACTGTCTTCTTGGCCATCTCATCAAAGTTTGTTTTCCACGGCGAGAAGCCTTTGCCGTAGCTTTGACTATATTTCTTGGCGTGGGCTTCCACGTCCTCTTTGTTCATGACCTCGAACCCGAAATTACCGTCTTTGTCTTTCCATACGCCATAGTAGGCGATGACGGCTCCACGGTCCTTGAATACGGGTTTATGGACCAGCTTCGGATCTAAGCCGTATTCGACATCGAATTCGTCGTTTTCGTGGACCTCATGAGCCTGTACATACAGGCCACTGCGATGGGCCAGGGAAATCATACCCTTGTAGCCGATTTGGAATTGGCATTCGAGCGTGCCGTGGTTCATGAAGGGAATGAGATAAGCTTCCCCCAGCGGCGTGTTCGGTTCAAGCCCGAGCTGTGCCGCCTGCATCATAGCGCCCAGGAAAGATTTGGGCGTGCAGGAGGCCAGCTTCGGCGTGTTACTCATGGCCGTCAGGACCATGCGGGCGAACCGTTCACCCGTGATGACTGACGGAAGCGCTGCTTCAATCTGGCTCTTCATAGAAATAATCAGATCCTGCATGTTCTTCATCGGCGATGCTGCTGCCGGGGCCGCTTTCTTGGCAGCGGCCAGGCCTCCTTTTGTAGTTGCCATTACAATATCTCCTTTCGATTTATACCAGGAACCGCCGTGTCGGCTTGCCCTGTTTCATGCAGGCTTCGTAGACGTCCGGGAATTCCTTCTTTAACTTCTTCGTGTCGACTGTGATGCGCCCTTTCTGGTTCTTCCAGGTGACCTTCCGGTCGCCGATGGTGGCGATCTCATCGTCCCCCATGAGGCATTTGATGACATTCTCCTGGGTCATGATGACGTCGTCGAGGCGTTTCCGTTCGGCCTTGGCATTGTCGATAAGGGCCAGGGCGTCGGCCGCTTCCTGGGGAAGCTCGACTGGCGCTGTCTGGCCGCCGGGATATTGGCCTTGAATGGCCTCTGTCGTCGAGCGGCTCCCGTCAATAGGCGGCGGAGTCATCGTTTGAACCATATTCCAGAATTCTTCTTCTTTTTGAGCTAGGTAATCAATGTCGTCGTCATTCCGGGGGATGCACTTATAATCGTAATGCTGCCCCCCGATGAGCACGGCGATGTACCAGGTCGGCAGGCCTGTGACCATCATGTAGTGTTGGCACTGCCAGTAGTAAGCATTCGGCAGGCCGTCGTCCTGCCAGGCCTTGACATTAAAGGCATTGGTCGTCTTGCATTCCAACCCCGCTTTTTCGCCGATGACCAGGCGGTCGACGTTGGCAAAGAGCCATGGTGTTTGCGTGCTCTGCATCATGCCACAGCGGCGAACCCGTTTCCCGGTCCGCTTGGTGAATTCCCTGGCGACGACGTCTTCTAGGGTTGTTCCCCAATAAACCGGGTCCGTGCCGCTGATGTCTTCTGGAACCAGCTGGCCCGTCTTTTCAAGCCACAAGGCATACGGGCTTTTCCAAGGGTTGTCGCCGACGATCGTGCCGGCGTCGCTGCCCCCGATTCCTTGATTTCTCATATCAAGCCAGGCGGCGCGGTTTTCGCCTTCCTGAACCGTCATAATTAATTTAGCCTTCATTTTTGTCACCATCCTTTGCCATATCTGCCATAATGCGGGATAAATCATCAAGCGCCATGTTTGAATCTTTTGATACTTTTCTCCACGCTTCAAAAATCATAAGGTCAAGGATTGTCGCATTGCCGTTCAAAGCAGTATAAAGCTGGTCGCTGTCCTTTGGGTGCACTAGGACTACGATGTTAGCGTCTAGGCCATTAGTGAATTGTTCAATTTTTTGTTGGATGTCATCTGTTTTCATTTTCAAGCCTCCATAAATGTGATATAATATAGGTGTTATCTTTTTTTTTCAAACCTTCCTGGGTTTGGGGCCTCGCGGCTTTGCCGTGGGGTCCTTTTTTTGTGGCCGAATGTCGGTGATCTTCATCCCGACGGCCGCGGCAATCAAGTTGTCGAGCT